CTCGCAAGGCGTCGGGCGAGCGAGCGTTGACGTTGCTGCTAGAATCCACCGCTGCGTTGTGGCCTCGGCCTCTTCACGGGTGAAGTCGTAGCTGCGGACAAGCTGTTGATCGACATAGACAACATGGCCTGTCCAAGACTCGGCAAAGTTGTCCTCCATGCAGGCGAGCGCATAGGCTGCGAGTTGTTCGCGGTAGTTACGCACTTGGCCGGTCTTGATGTCCGCAACCCACCGCGCCCGCTTGCAGATCGCATCTGCCGTGCCGAGCTTGGAAAGACCTGGGACTGCCATCGCAAGATATTCCTCGCGTGTTTCGACGCGCTCGCCGCCGCTTAATTGGCGCAAGGTCTTAATCCCCCACCGTGCGGAGGCTTGATCTTCCGCGGCGAGTTGTTCGGTAGCTTCGATGTCTCCATTCATCGCCATCCGGATCGCGTAGTCGATTGCCGTCCCGCGCTCGGCAGCCGCCGACGCACCGTGTGCGCCGACGAACACCGGACACTCTGCAAGCTTCGGAGCCATGCTGGGAGTCAGTTCTTTACTCATTTTCTGACTCCTTTCTTACATAAAATTCGATGTCTTTTAACAACGATTCTGCATCATCAAGAACATGGTATGGGTGCTTTCTTCGGTAACCGCCCTCTTTAAGATCTTCCCAAGATACTTCATAGCATTTCAGCCGAGGTTCTATAATAGGATGGCCAGAAGCATATTCTTCGTGAGTTGCAATTTCAGTATAATGTCCGCTCGCAAGGAGTCCTGCCACGAGTTGAACTAAAAACCGTTTCTTCTCCGTGCCCTCCGTGCCCTCTGTGTCCTCTGTGGTTAATCTCATGCCCCCTCCTTCGCTTCAAGCGCCTTGGCAATCAATGCCTCGGGGCGAGCCACGATGGCTGCGCGGAGTGTCTCCGAGACATCCCGCCAAGTTTGTCCTGGCTGGATGGATTTGTTAAAGACAAGAAATGCGTTGACCGCTTTCTCGTTAGCTTCAAGCATTTCGAAGGCGCGCACATGCTCGGCACCGGCTACCACAACCGCCGGTTCCGCTTTGGCTTTTGGCTTTGCCGCTGCGAATAAATGCGCGACCGACTCCCACTCCATCGGGAGTTCTTCGCCTAGCCCGCTGCGGGTCTTGGCGTCGTATGCCGCGCTGTGTGTTGTCAGGATGATGCGTTGCTTGCCGCCGGTTCCCTTGGCCTTGCCGTTTTCGCTTTCCACTACCTTTGTTTTGAACCTGAAGAACCAAAGTTCGTCTGCCCATTCCTTAACGAGCGGTGAGCTTTGCTTACTCATCTTCAGTTCGTAACGGTCGTAAGCCGTCATTAAGTCCGGCGGTTCAACCCGCTGAACCTTGCTGTGAGCGAGAAGGACAACGTGCTTGCCAATCGCAATCAGCGAATCCAACGCGGTGAGCAATCGGCTCATGCGCTCCGTGACTTGCACCCAGCCCTTGCCGTAGCCAAAGTCTTCGATGCTTGTCTTCTTGGTGCTGGCGAGCAGGTCTTCCACGCATAGGCGCTCTGCCCAGTCTGCCGAGTCAATGACAACGGTCTGGTAGTCGCTGGCTGCGACCTCCTTCAGGGCGGCGTTAAGTTCAGACCAACTGTTAATCTCGCATCTGTCGGTGTCCAGGTGTGCTGTTCCGCCTTCGATGTCGAGAAACAATGGAGTCGGAAATTGCGCGGCGAACGTTGTCTTGCCAACGCTCTCAACTCCATAAATGACGACCCGCTGTGGCCGTGTTTGTTTGCCTTTTGTGATTTTCATAATTTCCAAACGCGGTATGCAAAAGTTCCTTGATTTCGTGATTGTCTTATTGTTACCTTGTGCCCAAATTTTTTTGCGGCGTATCGTACTTTTGCTTCGCAGCTGCAAAGGAAGCTGTCTCCTGGATCCATTTCATTAAATGGGTACTCACATTCTGTTTTTAATTTTTCAGGTATTGGAATGTTTTTTTGTATTTTGTAAGTTTTCATTTTTTCCAGATTTCCACCGATTGTTGATTTTCTCCGACAAATACGATGTCCGCATTTGCGCGATTCATGTCTGCAAGGATGTTCTCTAACATCCATTGTTCCCCCGGCAGCTTGTATGCCGTGGTGAGCGGACGGTAGCCGTCCGATTTTGCCTGCTGTTTTGTTGTTAGGTTCATGTGTTTGGTTTCCTATTTGTTGTTAGCAGCGTAAACGGCCACTGCCAGCGCCGCCCAAGTATTTTCTTTGGTTTTTGTTGTTTTACTGCGGGGATTAAGTTTGTCTCCGATTACCAATTTCAAGTATTTTGGACTCCAGCTTATCAATGCGATTTTTAAGGGTTTCATAAGATATATTTATTGAGCCAGTCGAAGCATCGTGTCGGCAACATTGTCTAAAAATCCAGACTTTTTTAATGATTGAAGTCTCTCACAAAGATCAACGAACTCCTTTAATCTAGCTATCTCTTCTTTATAGTCGCCTCCCAAGAAAAACTGTCTCACTTCTTTCAGGGCGCCTGTCATTTGAGATGTCTCAGTAATCATCGCAAATCTTGTGCTGCGAATATCCTCTAGATATCTTTTATTGTCTGCGCGAAACTTTTCCATTTCGCCACCAATTCCCTGTATTAACTCTTGAATGATTTGACGTGCATCTTCAGCGGCTTTTACATTTGGCCGAGTTTCTTTAGGCAGCTTTGCGATTTCAGCGCAAATCAATGCAGCAATTTCATCTCGATCAAAACACTGCTCACCATTTACGGTGCGAATTGTAAGTCCAGAAGTTGCAACATATGATGACCCTGGGATTTTAGAAGTTTCTTTGAGGACGACCGTTTCATTTATAAGGCTCATTTTTTTAGTTTTTTTCTTTTTGTTAGTTGGTTTGTTTAGGTTTAGTTTTTCTTTTACTTGTTCAGGTGGGAATGCCCACCACGGTGCTCGTGCAACTACTCGCGCGGCCACACGATCTATTGGAGTTCTCACTGGATCTCCGCCATCTACTCTTTGCCTCTGTTTTGGGTTCCATATTTTGTGTTGTTTGTCTGGAGGAATGGTGATTGGTTTTTGAAGAACTCGAACATAGGAAAAAGCATCTTCCAATGTGTGGAATTTATTCATCTATTAATGGTTCTGGCAGCGTAAACGGCCACTGCCAGCGCCGCCCAAGTGTGGGATTTGATGCCGTAGGTTGGCCCCGGCTTGGCCTTCGTTCCCTGCGACCCGATGAGATCGAGTAAGGCTTGGCGAATGTTCGCGTCCTTGGCTCGCATCGTTCCGCAGAGAAAAAGTTTGATGTCTTTGCGATAGCAGAGAGTCGGTTCGACTCTTGCAATTTCCGTGAAGCGCCCGATCCAGACGCATGTCTCGAATGTTGAAGCCCCTACCGCCATGCCGTAGCAGGCAACCATTTCGATTGCAACGGCGTCGTATTCAATACCGATGAGCACTTGGCGCATGTCATAATTTGATATCCAGCCATGATCAAAAATAATTCCATTCCCATATAACACGTATGCGCTGTGCGTCGTTCCTGGGTCAATAGCAAGGATGGTTTTCATTTGTCCTTCTTCTTAAGCCGCCCCGCCTCGCGTCCGATGTGGTAGCAAGCCACGCACGAGCCGAGCGTAAGCACGGCGATGGAAATGGCAAGCGTCGCGCTCATTCAAGGCCCTCCTCGGACGGATAGTTAAACTCTGCCCAATGCGTGACTATCTCGTGTGGCGGGAGTCCCGTCATAAGCTCCCATCCATTTTTTGAATAGCACCCAATCTCCAGAAGATCGAATCCAAAATGAAGGATGACGGTCTTGTTTACCTCCGGCAAAATCGCTGCGTCGTTCCAAGTCAAGGCGTTCATTTCTCCCCCCATGTTGTGATCCAATAGGTCAGCGCCGCGAAGATCGCGACCGGCCCGAAGGCTTTGAATGCCTCCCAAGCAAACTGCAAATTGTGGGTGATGAAGTCGGCTTCCATGTTATCGCTCCAAATCGACATTCAACGCATAAATGCCGTGAAGGTTAAAGAATTTTTCTTTTGCCTCTTGATAAGAACAGGCGTCTATCATGTCCCGAATCGGACCGAAAAGAGGGTCGTACCCCTCGCAGATGTATGTTTTAAATTTCATATTTTTAGAGCGCAACCCTTGCGTTGAGGGGAATTTTTCATCTTTCCGAAAAATGAAAAGATTTTTTTGAGATTTCCCGAAAATAAATTTTGAGAAAAGTCTTTACAAACCTGCGCGTCCAATGCTGGTGCAGGTGAAACGGCTTTTTTATTTTGCGAGCGGACGGTAGAACACAAGCTGTCTTATTTGCGCCCCGCGCTTAACCTTGGCAAGTTTTCTTTCAAAGCGTCCCAGATTTACTTCGGCGTCGAGAGTGCAAGAAAGCGTGTTTCGGCATCTCCCAGATTGCTCTGAGATGTCGTAAACACTCTGCCAACCCTCGCTGTGGAGTTGTTCGAGGTCGTCAACTTTTGCCTGTTCAAATACTCGCTCCCAGGCGGCGGTTATATTGGCAGAAGCCAGGAGTGATTGTGTTTTCTTTCGCATGTGTTTATTGTGATCGTTTTATCGTTGTAGAATCCGTATGCAAATCCCTGCGACCATGCCAGCGTTGCGCGGCGTGTGCTGGCGTATTCCATGTCGAAGCGTGCGAGCATGCCGGTACAGTGTCCGGTTGCGCCGTCGAGCGTGCGGGCGCGTTCGCTGCCGACTCGGTGAAGGTGAGCGAGAACGCAGTTGCCGTAGGTCTCCGCATGGTCTCGGATCGCCTGCATGTTGAACATGTAGCCGTGCAGGAATTTTGTTCCTCCGAGTTCGACGTAGCTGCGGATGTGGTATGGATAGAGACGCGCCTTAAGCTTCTTGGCGGCCTCCTCGATGGCTTGGATCGTAAGCGTGGCGGCGTGCGCTGCCAACGCGTTAGGCGAGGCTGCGAGCTTGTAGAGTCGGGCTTCGTGGTTCCCGAATAGGATGTGCTGCGGCCTGAGTTCGTGCAGGAAATCAATTCCCGCGCTGAGATCGTCGCTTACGCTGGCCGCGCGGTCGCTGGAGTTCGGGTCGTTGACGGCTCCTGTGCGGAATGCTGCAAGGTCCAGAAAGTCGCCCAAGTGGAATGTCGTCTCCGGCTTCCATCGGTCGCGGAATGTCAGGACTGCCTTGCGTGCTTCAGGGTCGATCTGGTCGCCGTGTGAGCACCCGACCGCCATCCATTTTTTCCAGCCTTTGGATATATTCATACGAGGTCGGGGATTTCGTTGTCCTTGCGGAGTTCCCAAATATAGCTGCGCACTTTTTCGAGAGTTTCGGCGCATGCGGTGTGACTGCATCCCTCTTCGTCACGCCACTCGCGAAACTCGCCGCCATCATATTTAAGAAACGAGCGGATTTCTTGAAGTAGGTCGTCGAGTATTGCAATCGCGTCCATTCCCTTCACCGCGCAGATGTGCTCAATACGTTCTTCGGGCAGGTTAAATTCAAGCGTGGCTTTCATATCAATTCTTCTTCGTCGTCGTCGTCTTCCGGCGGGTGAATAATGTCGTTTGCTTGGTCGAGTAGCCCCTCAACTGCGTAGCGGTTGCCGAATTTAATTTCCGAGTGCAAGGTGTCGCCCTCGTGCTCCCAAGTGACGATTGCGAGTCCTGCGTCGAAATGTTCGGAGAGGAGCTTGCGAACTTCAACCATGACG